TATGGCCACTAAAGCACGCAGAACAAGCCGCAAGCCCCCGGCTAAGACGAACGGCTCGGCCGCAAAGCCCAAGCCTCGTCGTAAACCGGCCGTCAGTGATGCCGAACGTATCGGGCGGGCCAGAGCCCCCACGTACATAGACGGTATGAGCGTCATCAGGCGTGTGCGGGGTGAGATCGCTACGGTGGCCGTCGACGATCGGCAGTTCAACCCCCTCCTCGTGATAGACCCGGACGCCAAGGTCGTCTCGAAAGACCTGGTTCCTCTCGCGCGGAAGCCTGAGACCGATCAAGAATGGCTTCAGTCAGCGGCGGCCCGAGGAATTCAAGAGCTTGGGGGTCAAGGCTTTGTCAATAGGGCGTTGGCGAAAGACCCCCTCGAAGGCTTGAAGGTGGCCAGGGACATCCTCAAGGAAGCAGACGCGCCTAGTGGCCGTCAGATCCAGATAGGGATCAAGGTCATTCAGAACGTAGACCTCAGTCGAGTCTGATTATGGATGCACGAATCAGGGCCATTCGACGGTTCTATGCCCGGAAGGGCAAAGTCCACAAGCCGGTGTGTACGACATTCCGTATACTGGTGGACACACGTGAACAGCGGCCTTATCTCTTCTCGAACTCGGCCCAAGCGACCCTCTCCACCGGGGACTACACGGTCGAAGGGTACGCTCGTAAGATTGCCTTGGAACGGAAAGGGATGGATGACCTGTTTCACTGCTTGACGATCGCCAAGGTACGGTTCAAGGAACAACTGAAACGTCTGTCCTTCTACCTGCACAAAGCGGTCATCATTGATTCGACCCCGGATACGATAATGGGTGGACATGGGTTCTGTAGACTCTCTGGGTACGACGCACTCACACGAATCCGCCGATACACCTCTGATGTCGACGTACCCCTCATCTTCGCCGGGGGGAACGGTCCGATCGTAGCGGCTCGATGGTTGACCGAGGCATGGAAGCAACTCAATGGCCAAGGGTAAGCTGAACAAAATAGAACTGGGTACCCGGAAACGGGCTCAACGCCCCGTCAAGGTAGGGAACGTTCAGCAGAAGAAGGTCGATGCTGAAGGCATCCTTCCCGAGCAACGGCCCTACGAGCCCATGGGCGCCTGTCTTGATCTCATGTACTGCAAGTCGGGTGAAGTCCTGATCGAGGGACCGGCCGGTACCGGGAAGACTCGGTCTGTCTTGGAGAAGCTGTTCATTCTCTGTGAGAAGTACCCAAGCATCCGTATCGCCATCTGCCGACGAACCCGTGATTCCATGAGCGAGACGGTCTTGGCCACGTGGGAAGAGAAGGTGGTTCCAGCCGGTCACGTTTGCGTCCGGGGGGCTCGGTCGGATACGATCCAACGGCAGAAGCGTTCGGTCTACGCCTTTCCCAATGGCTCGCGTGTCGTCATCGGGGGGTTGGACAAGCCCAGTCGGATCATGTCTTCAGACTACGATGTCATCTACGTTGCTGAGGCTACAGAGATCACCGAGGATGCTTGGGAATACCTGCTGACCCGTCTCCGAAACAACAAGCTGCCCTATCAGCAGGGGATCGCAGACTGCAACCCGGATGTGCCCGGGCATTGGCTGAACCGACGAGCCGACACAGAGAGGATGGAGAGGCTTGTATCACGCCACGGGGACAACCCCTCGGTCACTGACGAGTACTTGATCACTCTGGACGCGCTGACAGGCGTTCGGCGGAAGCGTCTCCGTGACGGGCTGTGGGCGGCTGCTGAGGGCATCGTCTATGACGAGTGGGATCAGGCCACTCACATCGTACCCTTCATACCAGACATCACTGACGACCACGGCAAGCCTACCCGTAGGCCCCCGGACCATTGGCGTATCCTGGCTGGGGTAGACTTCGGCTTCTCCAATCCCTTCTGCTTCCTCTGGGCTACGATCAACCCGATCACGAACCAGATTGTTGTGTTCCGGGAGGTCTACCACACCAAGCGAATCATCGATGACCATGCGGACTTGATCCGGAAGCTGAACCGAGGAGTGAAAATCGAGGCGGCAGCTTGCGACTGGAACCCTGGGGAACGCATCACCCTTGAGCGCCATGGTGTCCCCACGGTCAAAGCCTACAAGGACAAGACCGCAGGTATTGAGGCGGTTCGAGCACGATTGCGTACGCAGGACTACGGGCAACCGGGCCTGGTCTTCTTGACTGACATCTGCTACGAGATGGACCAGGCCCTGGATGCTCGGAAGCTGCCCACTTGTACAGTACAAGAGATTCCGGCCTACGCCTATCGAGACTACAACCCAAGCAAGCCGATTCAAGAAGAGCCCATCGACATCGACAACCACGGCTGTGATGCCATACGCTATCTGGTCTGTTACGTCGACGACGTAGAGAGGGGTACGCTTGGAGGCAGAATTTTGGGGCCGTCTGCCGAGAAGACCAAGCACGTCGTTGCCATCCACAATCAAACGGGGATCATCTCGAATCCCCCACCTCCTGAACAGTTCGACCACATCCCCAACGATCCGATCTGGGACGAAACAAGATGGAGCACGCTATGGCCAAGGTGACGAATCCCGAGTTCCCGTCTGAGCCCCCGCTTCAAGCGATGCCTGTCGCAGACACAATGCGGCCTATCGTGGAAGTCGTCGAGCCCCGGATAGGCATGGTATCCGGATGCTTCGACCCTCTCCATGCGGGTCACATCGAGTTCTTCGCTCAGGCGAAACGTCTATGCAACGAGTTGATCGTGGTCTGTGCCCACGACAACACGCTCATTCGAGTCAAAGGTCGTCTTTCCTCAGTACCCCAACGGGAACGTGCCTATCTGCTTAGCGGTATCAAGCACGTTGATCGGGTCGTGCTGGCCAACGACCACGATCCAGCGTACATGAACTTCCATCAGGCATGGACGAGATACGGCCCTTGTCGACTTGTGGTCAACTACGATGACCCACACATCCAAGCGAAAGTCGACGTTGTGGGCATCGACCGGATCGCGATCATGCCGAGGAAGCCGAGCCCCGGTATTCAGGCCGTGAGCAGTTCGATGATGGTGCAGCGGCTTCAGGCCCCGAAGATCGTGCCGCTACGTGTGGACTTCTTTGGTGGGTGGCTGGACGTCGCCAACAAGAATCCAGACGGCATGGGCTACGTGTGCAACATGGCGATCACCCCTGGGGCAGCACTCGCCTCTACGGCCACTCAGGACATTGGCGCGTTTCCCGAGAAGAGCGGTCTTGGGACCAGTGCGGCCTGGGCGATGCTGAACGGTCACGACCCTTACCACTTCGACAAGGCACATGGTTGCGGCTGGCAAGACCCGGCGGTCATCGAGGAGACAGGGCTGTGTGTCTGGCATGGCGGGCCAACCGCACGGCTCATCAGCAAGTCATCGGGCGAGCTTCTTCGGGGCCTCTTGGCCGTGTTCGATACGGGTGTACGTGAAAGGGAGAACATCGCAGGTCTTTCGAGGAACATACCCGTAACGGCGAGTCACACGATGTCGCTGGTCCCTGATGTACTAAAGAACATGCACGGGGTCTCAGGGTACGTGATGCTTCTTCTTGACGCGTTGGCCCGAGGTATGCACACAACGTACAAGGCTCAGCTTCAGGAGGGCATGCGTACGTTGGCCAAGACCCCGGCCGGACGGCTGATCACGCAACGCAATGCTCGGGCGGTCAAGTACCTCGGAGCAGGCCATGGCGGGTATGCTGTAGTCTTGTTCACCGACTCACATGAGCGAGACATGTTCGTTATCAACGTCCCCTCGGCCGTGGCGGTTGAGCCCTATCTACGAGGTGGTGAGCTTCTGCCATGGCCCGTCAGGTAAGGGCCCGTTGCGTCAACTGGGCGAGTTCGAGTAAGATGTGGACTCGTCATGTGCGGTCGGTCACGAGGAGCGAAGCGACGAGGGAACAGAAAGAGGTGGGTGGGGAGCCAAATTGCGAGCAGAGCGAGCAATTTGGGGAGGGAGGTGCCCTCCCCTGAGGAGCGAAGCGACGAGGGCTCCGGTAAACCAGAGTGGTCTGTCCGAGGCAGGCTTGTATGAGAGGGTAACCTTGATGGCTCGAAGGCAGACACACACGAAAGCAACGTCCCTTGGTCCATGGGCTCAAGGGTCGATGCGGGTTGTTGAGGGCTCTGGTCCGCATAAGACCAAGTATCCTCCGTTCAACCATGAAGCGGCTGTTCGTCAGTTCAGTAGCTGGGTCTATGCGGCCGCGAAGTTGAATGCTCATGCTGTGTCGTCTACTCGTCTTCGGTTGTATGCTCCACGACGAGGGCCTACCGGGTCAAGGCATCTGTGGAAGATGCGGGATGTGCCTCGTGATAGGAAAGCCTATCTGTCAGGTGATGGTAAGTACAGTCCTGCTGACACGACGATGCAGAAGATCATGGAGATGGGGACAGACTTCGTCGAGATCGTCGGCCCCAATCCGGTCTTGATGCTGCTTCGTACATTCAACCCGTTTATGAACGGGTTCGACCAGACGTTGCTTCGTGTGCTCTACCAGCAGTTGACCGGGAACGCCTACCTACACGTGATCACGGACGGTGCCCTCGGTGTCCCTGTTGAGCTTTGGCCGATGCCCTCTCAGTGGGTTTGGATTCAGCCGGATGTTGAAGGGAACAACTTTATCAAGGGCTATACCTACGGTCAGCAGGGTGACCGCTTGGTTGACTTCAGTCCGGACGAAGTGATCCACTTCAAGTATCCGAACCCACGCGACCTATTCTACGGGATGGGATATGTTGAGGCGGCTTGGTCAGCGATCCAGATCAGTACGGCTGATCATATCCATGATCACGCCTTGATGCGCAATCGGGCTCGTCCGGACTTTGCCATCATCGCCAAGAATGGGGCTTCTGAGCCTGCCCTGGACCGGCTCGAAGCGAAGCTGTCGCAGATGTTCAGGAACCCCCGGAATGCAGGTAAGGCGTTTGCTGTATCGGGTGACACGCGAATCGTACCGTTGACCTTTCCTCCGAAAGACTTGGTCGGTCGAGACGACACGGTCGAAGAGATTGCTGCTTGCTTCGGGACACCTGTGACTCTCTTGAAGGCAAACGATCCGAACCTGGCCTCGTCCAAGACCGGGTTTGCTGTCTGGCATGAGACGACGACGCTTCCCTTGTGTCAGATGGATGAGCAAGTGTTGAATCAGAGCTACGTTCCTTTGTGGGGCGAAGATGCTCAAGAGACATTGGTCCTGGCCTATGACAATCCAGTTCCTGAAGACATTGCCCTTCGAGCAGAACGTGATGTCTCCTTCGTGAACGCAGGTATCTTGACGGCTCAAGAGGTTCGCTTGGACGACAGACGGCCTGCTGAACCTGAAGTCGGGGTGTTGCGTGTGGCAGGTGTGCCGGTGGACAGTTTGGCTGGGGCGGATCCGTCGGCTACACCTGTCATGCCTGGCTTGGGTGCTGGTGTGCCTCGGCCGATAGCTGCCAGTTTGTCAGATACTGTGACGGCTATCACAAGTCTGGTCGAGAAGGTTTCCTCGGGCCAGGTGTCTCTTGCGTCGGCAAAAGCCATCATGGTTCGAGTTTGCTCATTGACTGAGACTGAGGCAGAACGTATATTGAAGGGCACGGCCGAGAAGCCCGTAGGGCTTCCACAGGAGTAAGTTCATGGTTGCTGCTAATCTGTTCACCCCCGAGTGGAAGGCTGAGGCGTTATCTCTGATGACGACAAGGTTCGACTTGCCGTCCGATGCCAAGGTTGGCTTGGTAGACGCGACTCAAGCCATCTGCCGCAAGTCAAAGGGCAACGGCTCCCGAGACTTCACGGCACGAATCACGGTTGAGCAGATGGATCGAGACCGAGAAGTCCTGCTTCCTCAAGGAATGGACCCGACTGACTTCAAGAAAACTGGAGCAATCTTCTGGAACCACGACTACGATCGGCCCATTGGGCATGGCGACAATCTGACCAAGGGTGATGATCACTGGTCCAGTGACGGCCACATTATGAAACGGCCGGATGATTGGGCTGGTGGGGAGTTCTTCCCCGATCTGGCTTGGGAGTTCGTCAGTCAAGTCCCAAACGCCGGGATTTCTGTCGGCTTCGTGGAGATCGAAGGCCGAGCCCCGTCCAAGAAGGACAAGGAATTGTACGGGTCGATGGTCAGTTGGACAGTGACCAAGTGGAAGCTTCTGGAGTGGTCGGTGGCTCCTCTGCAAGCATGTGTGGACGCCATCGTACTGGGCGTGAAGGGCAAGCGGATCAAGGCTGAGACGGCTGAGGTATGGGTTCCGGGAATCAAGCTTCAGGCTCAGACACGTCGGATGACAGTGATCTTGGCCTTGGAGTCTCCTCGGCAGAAACGGCCGAAGCGTCAAGCATCCACGGGTACTCTGGTCGAGATTCTCGGACAGAGTGTCCAGGACGATATTCGGAAGCGACGAGGCAGTGTGTTCAGTTGATGACCTGATGAGAGCCGGATACCTTCGGGTTGGCCGGACAACATGGGCTACGTGTCACCTCTGGTTTATGGGAGACCTTAGCCATGACCCGCATGACTTTGGCGCATTTCAAGAAGTACGTCCTTCCTCAGCTTCAGGCTGAGAGCCAGGACATGGCCGAGCTTCAGGTGAAGGTGTCGGCCTTCGTGGGCGAGACTGAGTTGGTCAATGCCGAAGGGGTGGCCATCGATGTCGAGTCTGTCGTGCTCGTTCCGGCCAAGGCTGTTGATCCGGACGAAGACGAAGACGAAGACGAAGACGACGACGAAGACAACCCTCTGGGCAAGGCCGGTGATGATTCCGATGAAGACGACAAGAAGCCCGTGAAGAAGCCAAAGAAGGCGAAGGCTTCCGGGGCCATGTACGTGGACGCCAAGACCATCCAGGACATCGTGTCGAAGGCTGTTGGTGCAGCCCTTACGGCCGCCAACGGTACTCCGAAGCGGAAGGCTGTGCATGTGGACAAGGCCACCGGACACTTCACGGTTCCGGCCACGGCCAAGCGTTATGGCCGTACCAAGAACTTCACCGGTCCCGATGCCGACGTCAAGGCATTTCGGTTTGGCATGTGGTGTGCGGCACTGATGGGCAAGGGGTTTGCCCAGGAGTACTGTTCGGCACATGACCTCCCGTTCATTCACACCAAGGCGGGCCATGAGGAAGGCACCGACTCCTTGGGTGGTGCGTTGGTCCTTCCCGAGTTCAGCACCGACATCATTAACTTGCGTGAGATGTACGGTGTGTTCCGGGCGAACGCCTACATCGTTCCGATGGGGTCGGATACCAAGCTGACGCCTCGGATGACTGGCGGGCTGACCGCGTACTTCCCCGGTGAAGCCAACTCGATCACCGAGAGCGAGACTGGATTCGATCAGGTCCAACTGGTTGCTCGGAAGATCGCGGCCCTCACGCGGCGTTCCAATGAGTTGGAAGCTGACGCGATAATCAACTTCGGCGACATGCTCGCCGGGGAGATCGCCTACGCCTTCGCTCAGAAGGAAGACGAGTGTGGGTTCATCGGTGATGGTACGTCCACCTACGGTGGGATCATCGGGTTGATCCCCAAGATCGACAGCCTGCACGCTACGCCGACCAACGTTGCCGGAATCTCCGTGGCATCCAGTTCGTCTTGGACGAGCATTACGGATGCCGATATGATGAGCTTGCTCGGCAAGCTTCCCGAATATGCCGAGACGCCGAACGCCAAGTTCTACTGTTCCAAGCCGTTCTGGGCGACGGTCATGGAACGGTTGGCTCGTGCCGCCGGTGGTGCGACAACCGAGTCTCGTCAGGATCGTCCTCCGGCCAAGATGTACGGGGGCTACGAAGTCGTCGTCACACAGACGATGGCGCGTGTTGAAGCAGCGTCAGCGAACCTGTGTCTTTTCGGGGACATCGGCTTGGCCTCGAAGTTCGGAGATCGGGCCATGCTGGATGTGGCCATGTCAGACTCGGCTTCGGACACCTTCGAGAATGATCAGGTGATGGTCCGGGGTACCAGCCGGTTTGACATCGTCGTGCATGACGTGGGGAACGCGTCCACGGCCACGACGAGTCAGGAAGCTGGACCGATCGTCCTTCTCAAGGCTTCGACCTAGCAGTTAGGGCCGTGGCCAGGGTTCCTGAGTGACAGAGAAGGGGTAAGTTTCCTTTACTCTCAACAAGGAGAAACGACGATGCACGGACCTCTGAGTGACGTGCTGGTTCAGATGCCTCCGGTCGTGTGCTCCAACGCGAGTACTCACCAGATGCACTTCGATACCCGAGGGTTCAACTGGCTGACCGTCGACGTGATGTTCGGCTCCAGTCACACGAGCCACGCCAAGCCGACTGTCTTGAAGATTGGGGAACTGGACACTACGGTCGTCTCCAGCTTCGCAGACATCGTCAAGTTCACAGGCGGCACGGCAGAGTCCACGTCGGCCGGTTTCGTGATCCCTGAAGTGGATCAGAACACAGGCACAGGTGGGGTTGTCGAGTTTCAGATCAGCTTGCTGGGCAGGAAGCGGTTCCTGATGCTGAACCTGACCACGGGGGCAGACACGTATCCCCAGAACCACGCGGTTCTGGCCCGTCTGTCTCAGGCTCAGCAGCACGAGTACGGTGCCGGTGAGCGTCAAGTCCTGAACCGGAACTTGACCAACATGACGCAGACGATGTTGATGACCGTGGGTCCGAACGCAGCGTCGGATACCTAGGGTCGTAGCGGGGTAGGGGGCCATTCGGCTCTCTACCCCTTTTTCTGGAGCGCGCTTATAGGAGCATTGCCGTGTTGAAGTTGAACCTGGGTGCCGGTGCCACTGAGTACCATTTGCCGGATGGTTGGGTCAATCTGGACATTCACGACGGCCAAGATGTCAGTCAGCTTGGCGACTACGCAGATGGAACGGTTGACGAGGTCTACGCCTCACACGTCTTGGAGCATTTCGGCGTTCACATTGTAATGCCTGTTCTTCGAGAATGGGTTCGTGTCCTCAAGCCTGGGGGTCGGATTCGGATTGCGGTCCCCAACTTCCTCTGGATTGCTGATCAAGTTCTCAAGGTCAGTCGAGGGGAAGTGGAAAGTGTCGACCCTCGTTGCTTGCTCTACCTTCATGGATCACAGCGGGACGAGCATGATGTACACAAGGTCAGCTTCACTCCTCAGACCTTGGAGCGTATGCTGGTCACGGTCGGCATCGATCACGCGAGCCTTCAGATGTTCAAGCCTGAGTTTCAGGACTGTACTCAGCTTCCCGTGTCCTTGAATATGGAAGGGCGTAAGGCTGTGCCTGAAGCTGAGCCTGAGCCGAACGGTTTTGTCCGTCTGGAGACTGAGCCGAAGATGGAGACTACGTGTGATGACCATGTGGTCATCCCGGCTATTCAGACACCCAACAGCATCCAAGGAATCAAGATCGACGCGGTGATGGGCATGCCCCGCTTGTGCTTCTCTGACACGTTGTTCGTGGCTCTTCGGGCGTTTGTCCCCCTGGGCATCCGTCTGGCCAAGTCGTCGGGTGTGTTCTGGGGCCAATGCCTCACCCGGTTGATCGAAGCGTCCCTCAAGGATGAGGCCGACTACATCATCACCTTGGACTACGATACCCTGTTCGATCAGTTACACGTCCGACGTCTGATCGAGTTGATGGTGTCCAACCCGGCAGCGGACTGTATCGTGGCCAACCAAATGAAGCGTGAGAACAACCACGCCATGCTCACGTTGACGACTGATCCAAAGACCGGTGATGTTCGCACCGAGGCTTCTGTCTCTGAGTTCGACTGCCATCTGACCCGGATCAGGTCGGCTCACTTCGGGTTGGCGATCTTCAAGGCCACGGCGTTCGCCAACCTCAAGAAGCCGTGGTTCATGCCCGTACCGGACGCAGACGGTGCGTGGAGTGACGAGATCGTTGTAGACGGCGTCAAGGTCAAGGACGGCCGGATTGACGAGGACGTGAACTTCTGGCTGAACTGGGGTGCGTGTGGTAACACGTTGTACTTGGCCAACAACGTTCAGATCGGTCACATCCAACTGGCAGCCGCGTGGCCGGGGAATCCCGAGGAACAGTGGAAACCTGTCCATCAGTACCTTTCGGATTACGAAAGGGATGGTGCTCCGCCTTACATAGTGGAGAAACTACATCGTGTCCCGCCAAGCGACCCCGTCGTCAAAAGCGTTGAAACGGCCACCAAGGAATCGGTCTCTTTCTGACCGAGGACCGAGGACCAAGGAAAAGACCGATGACTCCAAGCGATCTCAGCGCGCTCGACGATCGAATCGAACTGTACATTCGACGCACGGTGCCTGTGATCGTTAAGGAGATGCAACTCGTTCACGAGGATACCTGTAGTACTGCCAAGCGTGTTCGACGTTTTGGTTGGTGCTTGGTCGGGATGGCGATCGGTATCAGTGTCGTCAACATTCCTGCCGGTATCCTTGTGTTGTCCAAGATCCTGTGATCCCTGTTTAAGGAGTACGCACATGTCGGAAGCTCGAAAGTGTTCGTGGCTACAGCGGAAGTTTCTGGTGGCGGTGTTGACGGCCTTGACGACGTCGATCAGCAGCATCACCCTGGCTGCCGGAATGGACCCGGACGTGGTCGGCCCGTGGGTTCAGTTGGTGACCCTTCTCGGAGGCCAGTTCCTGGCGGTGGGGATCGCCTTGGGATGGATCTGGGTTGAGGGCTCTGTGGATCAGTCCCGAGCGATCGGCGGCTTCTACACGTCGCAAGCGGCCAAGTCTGCGAAGAAGGCGGCCCCTGTACTTCTGCTGGCTGTCCTGTTCCTCGGATGTACCGACGCGTCTGTCTACGTCGCTCACGGCCACATCCAGAGCGAACTGAAGGGCCTTCAGGGGGACATAGCGTGTCTTGGGTCCAAGGCTATCGCTCAACGTCGGGCGTACGTCATGGAGAAGTTGGACGCGGCCTTGGCGTCTCTGCTTCAGCAGGCGTACGATCACAAGGCGTTGACGCCTGTGATCGCCACCAAGGCCATGAGGGACTACAACTGCAAGGTCGGAAGCTTGGAAGGCAACTTGGACGTTGATGCCCACGCTATCGGCTTGATCGTGGCCAAGACCAAGCTGATTGGGGCGTTGCTGACCAAGATGGAAACCTACTCGAAGGCGAAGGATGATCTGCTGTCTACGTCCAGTAACGCGGCCCTTGAACTGGCCCGAACGAAGGGCTATCTGGACGACACGACGGCAGACCAGTTGGCTTCTTTACTGAAATCGGGTATCTTGTCTAAGTGACCGGATGCCCTTGGCCTTCCGTAGGAGACTTGACGTGGCAACAGCCGTGGATCAGATCATGGAGACGTTGACGGAGTTGAAGGCAGCCAACCCGGACGCGTTCCTTCGTATCCAGGAGCAGCTTCAAGTTCGCGTGGACGACCACACCAAGTTGGCGATGGTCGTGGACGAGAAGCCGTTCGACTACGACAAAGCTGTGCAAGCGACCCTCGGGTCTGTCGACACGTCCGGCATGGGTGTCATTGTGAGCGCGCCTGTCTTGACCGAAGACGGGATTGATGCGTTGGCTTCTCAGATGGCGGATGCGATCGACAATAGCGACGCGGCAGCCAGTGTCGCTTTGGTGATCTTCAGTGTGCTTTTGGCGTGTGCCTAAAGGCGTGCGTGCTCCGCGAAGGGGAGAGTCTACGTTCGGCACCCAGTAGGCTCTCCCCGCTTTCTTGATGGAGTGGGTTGATGGCTACGATCACAAGCGCTCAGAATGGGTATTGGGAGGCGGCATCTACCTGGGTTGGTGGTGTGCCTCCGGCTGCCGGTGACGTGGCTGACATTAACCACAACGTAACCATCCAGGCGTCGGCAGCAGATCAAGAGTGTGCCAACATCGACGTCCAGGGCGGGAAGACTCTTGCTCTTGAGGACGGTACGACCTTGACCGAGTTGACGGCAAGTCTGCTTGGTGGTGGTACCTTGTCTCTCGGGGCCGGATGTACCTTCGCCTTCAATTCGGCAAGCAATCTGACCTTCGATACGGTCATTCCTCATGTTCGTGGTACGGCTGATAATCGTAGTACGATCACGAACGTAGGTGTATCCGGCGTCTGCTTCCACAGTGCCGTCAACATGGATGCCGAGTATTGTGACTTTCCGGCTGTCGCTTACTACAACACCGGTGGCACGTTCTTCCGTATGGTGGGCTGTGATGTCATCGGTTGCGGGGGTATTAGTTACGGGTATATTCGTTCAGTCAATATCGAGATTCGTGACTGTTGGTTCTCCGGCTTCGGGCATTCAGGTGGTCCTCTCTGTCAGCCTTCGTTGTCTTTCTTTTCCAATGCCTTCGAGAACATCACGTTCGGGACAAGCCGAAACGGCACTGTTGCCGCTAACAACAACGACATGAACTTTGTGGCCAATCGGTTTCAACGGGTCTGGGGCAGAAACGTGATCATCGATTCTACGAAGATCACAGGTGGGATCTGGACGGATACCCTCGTCATCGACAACTGGATGCACACGAAGTCTACGGCCGGAACACCGGGTCTTGGCCTTGTGTACATCCATGGCATCATGTTGGCCATCCCGTCAACGTCAGCCAAGAAGGACGGGACGTACGGTGTTCGTGTAACCCCTAAGACGGCTAATGGCTGGTCTCCGGCTTCCGGAGAACCCACACGGGCCAACTTGACAATCCCCATTTTACTGGAGACCACTCAGACAGCCACGGTGGCCGGATATGTCCGTAGGCACGGCATGACCCATGACTGTGCTCAGGTGCTTTTGGACAGTATCAACGCCGTCTCTGTCGGGGATTCAGATGAACCTACGATGACAGTAGCTGATACGTGGTACGCATTCTCGGTTGAGGTAACGGCGACGGCAGATGGGTATGCTGACCTGGTTTTGCAGGTTCGCGAGTATGCGGCCGCTTCCTATGTAGACTGGGCTGATGTCACTGTGACCATGGGGACTAGCGTTTACTCCGTCAACGCTGCAAAGTGGTTCAACGGTAATCCCACACTGACATCCCAAGCGGCTTCCGGATCTGGAACTGTGCTTAATGTGGTGACACAGTTCCAGGGCGGTGGCTCGTCAACGAGCCGAACTACGGGGCTTTATCAGCCTGGCGATACAGCCATCGTCGTCTGTACACTGACTGACGCAGACGGCGATGCCGCCGATCCTGCTGATTCTGTCACCATCAGCATTTGGGACAGGGACGGAACGCTTCAGGTTGACGGAGTAAGTCTCACCAAAGCTGACACAGGAAGCTACTACTACAACTACACCCTCGATGCCGATGCAGATGTCGGGGATTGGCAAGTATCCGTCAAAGCCACAGATGGCGGCCGCGTCTCCATTCAGACGTCCATGTTGCGTGTGGAATCTTTCCCTGATCCCTTGTGAGGTGGACTATGCCTTTGACTACCTGTCAGCGGGTTAAGGACATGCTGAGAATCACGACGGCTTCTCGGGATGCTTTCCTGGATCAATTGGTGGTTGGGGTCAGTGGCCTGATCGGGGAACTGACGAACCGTGTGTTCGATGCGGCCGACTACTGGACGTATTTCAACGGTCATTGTACGCAAACGTTGGTGCTCAAGAACCGTCCAGTCAGCCGTCTCTACGGCGTATGGTGTGGGCAGAGTTCGGCTATCTCAACCAAGACCGGTGGATTCGTTACGGCTACGGTTTCGGTGACGTCAACGGGCGTGCTCTGCTACACCTTGGCGACAGACGGCACAGCCACCAACACAGCCTTGGCCTTCAGTGACTACCCCACCTTGGATCTGATGGCTGCCGCGATCACGGCTTTGACTGGCTGGACGGCCACTCGTGTGTGTACCTATGACGAACCGGCCATGTACTTGGTCCCAATGGGCGGGTCTACCTGTACTCGGACAACGTCATACCTGAAGCATCCTTCAAAGTCGTGTGAGGTGGTGTTCAACGCGGACACAGGGATCGTCAACTTGTCAGGTTTCGGGCAAGCAGGTTGGCCGACCGAAGGGACTCCGGCTTTCCCGGGAGGCTTCCGGAATCTGGTGGCCTTCTACCGAGGTGGCTATGAGTCCGGGGCACTTCCCGAGGCCCTGATCCAGTTGGCTACCGAGACTGTTGCTGCTGTCTACCAACGGGCAGGCACCAGCCCGAGCCTCAGTGAAGAGCGCCTGGGTTCCTATGCCTACAAGCTTCTGGCTGAGGCCCCGTTCCGGGCAGGACTTCGTGACCGTCTTGATCCCTTCATGGACATACCCTTCGGGAGTGGCTGACCGATGGCACAGTTCCCAAGTCATCTTATGCAGCACACGATCAACACCTTGCGTCCTACTCAAACCAAGGATGCCGGCGGAAGTCCTATCGAGACGTTGGTTGCCCATCTCTCAGGCATTCCGGCGTTCGTTCAGCCGGTTTCTGGGGCAGAACTTCTTCGTGGCGGGCGGGACACGACTCGATGGACGGCCAACTGCTACGTCGAGCCTGGCCTGGATATCACAGCCGGGGACACGGTATACTGGGTTGAGGAAGAGAAGACCTGCAAGGTGGAGAGTCCTGAGTTGGATGCTGCTGGTATGAACGTTGTGGCACACTTCATGCTGGTCGAGCAGGAAGGTTAACCATGTTCGGGTTTCGGGTCAGTCATACGATCGATGCAGAACGCTTGGCTGCCAAGTACAAGAAGGCGTACACGACACTCGTGCGTGATACTGGGCGTGCGGTTCAATCGGCCATCGTCAGTAACTTGTCCATCTCGGCCCTCTTGGGCGTGTCCTCAGCCGTAGGTCAGCCTCCGCATATGCACTCCGGGGCGTTGGCAGGGTCTGTCCGTTTGAACGAGAGTGGCCTTCACACGCACTTAGCGGTCCAAGTGATCGTGGATAGCGCTTACGGTCGTATTCAGGAGTACGGCGGCTTCATAGTTGCCAAGGACAAGAAGTTGGCCGTCCCCTTGAACGCTGAAGCCCACGCGATCAGTCAGACAGGTCAGTCCCTTC